CTGCTTATTATTCGAAGGAGTAAGTAGTCGACACGAGGCTCGAGAATATTATTTAAATTTGGCAAAAGATTGGGAAGATCCAAATCCAAAGCCAGTTATTACGAATCACGAAGGAGTACGAGTTGTTCGCGATGACCTTATTGTTGGTAGTAAAGTACGAGGCGGTGATTGTCTTATATCGAGTATTAAATCAAAAACTCTTGTGTATGTTCAGCCGCGAACTGGACTAGCTGGAGTATCTATTTTAGATGTTGCAAAACGTCATGGTAAAAAGGTAAAACTATTCATGCCTTCATCGAAGAGAATCTCACATCACCAAGCGTGTTGTATTGAGAGAGGCGCAGACTATGAATTTCATCGTATCGCTGCAATGCCAAATCTAAATGCGATCGCTAAAAAATGGGCAGATGAAAATGAAGATAGTTGTTTTATTCCGCTTGGATTAAAACATTATATGGTTACAGCAGGATTTGTAAAAGTTGCATCTCAAATCCCAGAACCAGAGGAAGTTTGGACTGTAATATCAACAGGTGTTCTACATCGAGCTTTACAAATCGCATGGCCAAACGCTAAGTTCCACTGTGTTGCAGTGTCGCGTAATATGAAACAAGGCGAAATCGGTCATGAAAATATTATCTCACATCCTTTACCTTTTACCACACCGATTAAAGAAGATCTTCCTCCATTTCCAACTGTAAATACATATGATGGCAAAGCATGGAAATATATCCCTAAAAACACTGGAAGAGACATTCTCTTCTGGAATGTTGGAACTGAACCCGAATTAGAAGACGAATCAATTTACGATAGAATCGATTCTTATAGAAAGTGGAAAAAAGATGAATAAAATATTACTGACTGGTTTGGGTCCTATTTCAAATAAGATTCATTCACATAAAGCAGCACAGGCTATTATCTATGCTGATCAATTAAGAGAAGCTGGATATGATGTGACTATCAATCTGGTGTCTGATAAAGTTGTAGATTATAGTCCTTATGATGAAATTTTCTTTTATCACGGAAGTGATTGGAGTGGCAATCTCAATCTGTTTGGAGGAATTCAAGCATATCCAAACAAAAGGTTCTTAGTTGCTCTATCAAAATTCAAGGGTAAGATAAATTCTATCTTAATTGATTTTCCTGACTATGCATCAATGTTTGAAGATCGTCTCACAAAGGCTAATCTTACATGGGATGAAGTTGACTGGAATAATCTAAAAAACTTACAGAAATACGCTACTGAGATCGTTGATCCAAATATGATTAAACGATATCGAAATATTGCAATTGGAGATAGTCACGCTATTTGTATGTATCGTCCGAAATGGGAAAATGTGTCTCGACCGTTTTCAACTTTACATGGATCAATTAATAGAGGGTTTGAAACCTTTCTGCCAGACAATGGCGAATATGATATTATCGAAACATACTTTGGTAACATTGATATTCGACACCATCTGTGCAGATTTGAAGATTCGCTTCTTGAAGCAAAGAAGTTGGCAGATAGATATTCGGCGGAACTCGATCGCATATCAAAAAAACTAAACGTTAAGACTCTTGCGTATGAGCCTCTTCCAATTGAGAATGAATCACGTAAAGTTCCTAAGACAGGTTGGTATAAAGGAACACCATTTTTTGGATCATGGCAAGAACGAAATGATGTAAGAGAAGCTTTTATCTCACAGCTTAAGTTAAATACTGATGTATTCGAATGGACATCTTCATTAAAAAATCATTCTGGAGAACTTAGCTTTGATGTAATGGAAAAACCACAATCTGTACATCTTTCGCGCGCGTCATACCCGCACTGGCAGGGTAAAGAATGGACCGAACCAACGGCGGTTGAAGTTGGTAACTTAGATCTATTCTTTACATAGATAAAGCTTTACAAATGCTCACATTTATGTTATAATTAAACCTTAACTTAAAAGATGCAAACCTTTCTTATAAACCTTGAAATATTTTTGCAAGTTGTACTGTTATTGATAATTACTTTAGCATTTACGTTTGCTTTATACAAAAATAAATAAAATTATGTCACTACTAGAAAAACTAAAGAAATCAAGTCGAGTTGCAGGTACAGACGTACTATCTGACTCTAAATTATTCAGCGAAAAGGAGCTTACTACTACAGCGGTTCCTATGGTAAATGTCGCTTTATCTGGAAGTATAAACGGTGGATTGGCTTCAGGACTTACAGTCCTCGCTGGACCATCTAAACACTTTAAGACTTCATTTGCTCTACTTATGGCATCGTCATATCTAAAAAAACATAATGATGCAGTATTACTCTTTTACGATTCAGAGTTTGGTTCACCACAATCTTACTTTGAAGCATTTGACATTGATACATCTCGTGTTCTTCATACACCTGTTACCAATATTGAAGAACTGAAATTTGATCTTATCCATCAGTTAAATGAGATTGGTCGTGACGATAAGGTGATTGTTGTGATCGATTCGGTTGGCAATATTGCTTCAAAGAAAGAGATCGAAGATGCTGAAAACATGAAGTCTGTAGCAGATATGACACGTGCAAAAGCACTAAAAGGTCTATTCCGCATGATTACTCCATTGTTAACATTAAATGACATTCCACTTTTGGCAATCAACCACACTTATATGGAACAAGGAATGTTTCCAAAGGCAGTTGTTTCAGGTGGTACAGGTGTAATGTATTCTGCAGATAACGTATGGATTATTGGTCGTCGACAAGAAAAGACAGGCACTGAAGTTACGGGATATGACTTTGTAATCAATATCGAAAAATCTCGATTCGTAAAAGAAAAATCGAAGATTCCTATTTCGGTATCTTGGGAAGGCGGTATTGAAAAATGGTCAGGTCTTACTGAAGTTGCTCTTGAAACTGGCCACGTTGTTAAACCAAAGAATGGTTGGTACCAAGCAAAAAATCCTGAAACAGGAGAAGAACTCTCTGGCAATGTTCGCATGAAAGACACTCTGACTAAAGAGTTTTGGGACAGCATTCTAAATAATACCAATTTTGCAAAGGTTATTGAAGAACGATATAAAGTTGCGTATAGATCAATATTGAGTGGCAATAACATCGAAGAAGATGAATAATAAAAAATACATCTTTGTAGAAAAAAAGGATTCTGAACTTTATTCATTAAAGATTGTACAAGGTTTATATACTAATGTAATATATACGTATGGTGCAGTCACTCTTCAAGAAGACGTCGAAAATGATTTAGTAAATATTAAATTTAATTATGTTATTGAAGAAGTTCCTCCGCCATATTCAAAAGAAGAGCTTGAAGAAAGTGATGAGTTCAAAAATTATATCGGAGATATATTAACAGAAATATTAGAAGATCAAACAGCGCAAATTGGTAATGCAAGACATACAAACGATAATACTGAAATCATTGACGAATAATGAAGCCTTTCTTAGAAAAGCTCTTCCTCATATTAAAAAGGAATATTTTGAGGATCAACATAAAGTAGTCTATGATCTATTCTTAAAGTTTGTCACCAAGTATAATAAGTTACCAACGCCAACTATTCTTGAACTCGAATTTCAAGAATCTGAATATAGCAATCGTCCAATAGCAAACGATGTGCTTGCTCTAATTAAAACACTTCATGAAGACAATAAAGTTGAATTGGAGTGGCTAATAGAATCAACAGAACGGTGGTGTAAAGATCGAGCAGTGTATCTTGCTCTGATGGAGTCAATATCTATTATTGATGGCAAAACAGATAAGGCTGAAGGAGTAATTCCTGATATTTTAACTAAGGCCTTGTCTGTTACGTTTGACACAAATGTCGGCCACGATTATTTCGAAAATGCTGAACAGCGATATGAGTTTTATCACCAAAAAGAAGATAAGATTCCCTTTAATATTGAACTTCTAAATACCATCACTAAAGGTGGTGTACCAAAGAAGTCTCTTAATATTATTCTTGCTGGGACGGGGGTTGGAAAATCTCTTGCGATGTGCCACTTTGCTTCAGATGCTCTTGCGCAGGGGAAGAATGTGCTATATATTACTCTTGAGATGGCTGAAGAGAAGATTGCTGAACGTATTGATGCCAATCTGTTTGACGTAGATATAGCAACTCTTACAGACTTAAGTAAGGATGCCTTTATCAATAAAGCACATCTTGTAAATAAAAAGACACATGGTAAGTTGATTATCAAAGAATATCCTACAGCAGTTGCACACGTTGGTCACTTTCGTTCTCTCTTAAATGAGTTAAAGATGAAAAAGAAATTTGTTCCAGATGTCATCTACGTTGATTACTTGAATATTTGCTCTAGTTCAAGAATTAAAGGATTGGGTGGATCTATTAATACGTATTCTATGGTAAAAGCAATTGCTGAAGAAATTCGTGGTCTTGCAGTTGAGTATAATGTTCCTATTTGGTCTGCAACTCAAGTGACTAGAACAGGATTTGGCAATTCTGACGTAGAGATTACAGATACGTCTGAATCGTTTGGTCTTCCAGCAACAGCTGACTTAATGATTGCTCTTATATCTACAGAGCAGCTTGAAGGTATGAATCAAGTAATGATAAAACAACTAAAAAATCGATACAATGATCCAACACAACATAAGAGATTTTGTGTTGGAATTGATCGATCTAAAATGAGATTATACGATTTAGAGGATTCTGCCCAAGTTTTATCAAGCGACAGCCCTTCTCAAAATAGCTCTGTTCCAAAAGCAGACTTCTCAGCATTTAAAATCTAATGTTTATTTGTGTTAAAGGCTCAACGGTCTCTAATAGAGAGATGGTAGAAGATATTGGCTATTTTTCTCTTAGCATTTTAGCTCCGCGATTACGAAATAGTAATAAATTAGAGGTTGACATCTCGTTGATTAAAAATTTAAAAGAAAAAGAATCTGTAGTAGGAGATTGTGTTTGGGAAGATAGTTCATATATGCCTAGGCATTTTACACTACGAATTGATTCTTCACAATCAAAACAAGATATGCTTCAAACCGTTGCACATGAAATGGTTCACGTGAAACAGTTTGCTAGAGGAGAGTTAAAAGATACTGACTCATTATCTATCTGTAAATGGAATGGTAGAAATGTAAATCATATGAAAATGCATTACTATGATCATCCATGGGAGATTGAAGCTCATGGTCGAGAGCGTGGCATATTTATACGATGGGTCGAACAAAGTAGATGGAAAAACTGCAAATGGGTCAAATATTAAAATGTAATATGTTATAAATAGAATAAATATATTACATTAATATGGGAACTATGCTAAATTTCAGAGATTCTCTTCTATTTGAAGAGAG